GCGGGATGGCCTGGCACCACCGTGGACGTCCTGGAGGAACGCCTCGACTTCCTCGGCTGGACCGGCGCCGACCAGCCGCCCGATGAGAAGTTCCTTGCCCTCGCAGTCATCGGCGAAATGAGCGGGCTGCAGCTCCCATCGGAATACCCCGTTGGCCGCAGTCGTATTGAGCTGCATGCCGTCGTTGTCTCGCGTGATGTTCAGGCGAACACCGCGCCAGTCCATCCCGCCCTCTGCCTCTACCTGCGCGGCGTACTTGACCGGGATCGTCGTGGCATTCGGGATGTCGTAGAGATCGACCGTGCCGTCGGGGTTGTCTCGAAACATGGGAATGTCGGGGCGTCCGTACTCCGAGGTGAAGTCGTCATCCTCGACGCGTATCTCGATGCTCTCGGTCATCACTTGGACCACCAGTTCCTCTCGGTCACGAACGTGACGCCAGGCTGGTAGACCAGCTTGTCCGACTTCTCGCGGTTGTGAACCCGGTGTGCCGGGACGATGTTGTCGAGCGTGTCGCTTCCGCCCTTGGCCAATGGGATGACGTGGTCGATGGTGAAGCTCAGAGGATCGAGGTAGTGGGCCTCGTAGTCGATGGGCTCACCGCACCAGTGACAAGGCGGCTCGGGACCCAAGGGGCTGGGCTCCAACCCCTTGGCGATGATACGGCGGTGCTTGTCGCGGGTAGTGGTGTTGCGCTGGATCATCACGCCCTCCCCTCGGCGTGTCGTACAGCTCAGTCGTTGACGACGCCGATCGCGTGAAAATCTCTCCGCATGTTCACCGAGAGACAGAGAGCTGACATGGCCAGGCAGTTGTTTGGCAACGACACACGGAGCGGACTGGAATGAGTACCCGCGATGTTTCACGATGTTTCACGCGAGCATTTCCGCAGGTAGAAGGCTTAAGGATATGTCGGACCCTAGGGCTAGACTTACTTCCCGTACCTCCCCTCGAACGTCTAGCCCCACAAGCCAACCGGCGCGTAATTGACCCGGCTAGGGAACGAGAGGAGGTGAGATATGGGTAGGCGGAAAAAGGAAGCCCCGCCGATCTGGGCAATGCTGAATTGCCTGGTTCAGATGGCGAGGCTCCTACTCGAGCTCCATGTCCAGCACTGGCTCTAAGAAGCCAGTCGGTAGGCGGTCCGTTGCAGCGGGCCGCCTACTGCTGTTTGGTGCATATATAGCGTATACGGCCTGGTGAGCATCCTTCAAGCCCGCAATAAAAGGACCACGTTTCGAATGGTCCGTTCACATGCCTCAATGTGAGCCTTGTCGCGATAGACCTCGGCCCATCAGGCGGGTCGGAATTGGTGCTTCTGCAGCCACAGCTGCATGGACAGCGTTGAGTGCCCGTCGGCCGAGGCGACGTCGGTGTGGATGACCCCGAGCCACTCGCCGGTGGTGAGGCGGACCCAGGCCACCTGATGACCGGGCTGCAGCGAGGCGATTTTCAGTCCGTGCTTGCGGGCGTCCGGCGGTGCGAGTCCCACGGGGTTTCCGACTGATAGCCAGACCTGGTTGGTGAAGATCAGGACGGGCCGGTCCATCTGGTGCAGGATCTTCACCCCGGGCGGATCGGACCAATTTTCGAACATGAGTTCGATTCTATGTCCGGGCCACCGACACGAAAAGACCCCCGCCGAGCTGTGCGACGAGGGTCCAAGTGTCAAGTAGGCCTAACGGCATCAGCCTACCAGCGGAGTCGCACCTAAGGTCAACTACCGACGGCGTGTCTCACCAGCGTTTACGTGGAGATCAGCTGCTGCGCGCGCTGAAACGACAGGCCGAGGACATCGCCGACATCGCGCACGGCGACACCACGGGCAGCGAGGTCGCGGGCGAGCGCCTGGGCTTCATCGCGGGAAGCTGCGGCGTACCTCTCCCCCAGCTCGCGGTCGGTGCGGACCTTCTCAGCGCGGGCCGAGACGTCGAGCTCGTCGACCGAGATGGAGATGCTCAGCTCCACCTCCGAGGGCGCGACGTCGGTGACCGTGCAGATGAAGTCGCGGGCCTGGGTGGGGACGTCGGACAGGCGGCGGGCCTGGGTGACGTCGCTCAAGTTCTCAGCACCGGAGGCGTCCTTGAATCCCCTGAGTGCGGGAACGTGGATCATCCACCACTTGCCGTCGCGGGTGACCTTCACGTCGTAGGTGGCCATCACTTCTCCTCCTTGCAGTTCTTCTCGCACAGGTCGATTGCCTCATCGACCTGTCGGTGCACCCCGGCGCTGATCTCACGATGGCCGGTGTCCACCGACACCGTGTAGCGCCCGTGCGAGCAGGTCCAGACGGTGTGACCGCCCTTGCCGTCCCGCATTGTGAAGCCAGCTCGCTTGAGCTGCTTGACGATTACTCGGGTGGGCGCCGGTGCGATCATGAATATAGTCTAACCCGATAGACACTTTCTAGTCAAGTCGGATAGACATATTTCTATGCAGATCGAGCTATGGTTTTCAACGCACCCGCATGCGCCCAGATCGGGTTTGTGTGGTTGCGCCACAGCCATTCCGAGTGCTGGCCCTCATGATCGTGGCTGGCCTTGATCGCGGCCACCACGCCGGCGGGCTCACAGTCGTACGGCCCTGACGACCAGGCGGCGTTAGCCTCGATGACCTTCGGATTTCCGTCGCTGGTGATGCCGATGTCCAGCACGAACCCCGGCGGGTAGGTCACCTCGGGGTCATCCAGGACTGTCCGCGCGAATCGCTCCATCTTGCGCATCTTGTTCTCGTACAGCGGATCTACCGGAGGCTCCGGGGCACCCCAGACCCAGTCGCGGTGTCGGTAGAGGCTACTGGCGAGGATCTCGCCGTAAGCGATGAAGAATCGCGCCTCCGTGACGAAGTCCACCACACCCTGCAGCTGCACGAGAGTGTCGTCAGGGAAACCGAATTGCCGCCAGGTATCCACCAGTCGGCCCGAGTCGTACACCCGTGCCGGGCAAGAATCCACCTTCGCCTCAGGCAGCTTCACGAACGCCAAGTCCACACCGTTCGACAGCTCAGAGAGGGGCATGGTTCGCACAGGCCGACCGAGGTAGCGCGCCGGTAGCCGATCGAGCCAGTACGGGCCACATGAGAGCAGCGGCAAGGTCACGCCCGCCTTGTGCGCGCTTGCCACCCACGCTCCGGGCGCCCACCAGTAGGTGTCGAGCGCTGACACGGGATCGATATCAAATCCGAAGTCCTGCACCGCGCCAAACGCCTTGAACACATCGGCCAGCCAATTGCGGTGCGTGATTATCCGAAACTCGGTCATGGCCGCGCCTCCTCGGCGGCATTGGCTATGGAGCCATCCCACACAGGCACCACCATGCAGTCGTGCGACCTAGGCGGAATGAAAACGAGCCACGGTGCCGCCGGATCTGGAGGTTGCAATTCTGTCGAAAACGGCGGTAGCAAGGGGTTTGGGATGTGGGTAAGGCTAGCGAGGGATTCACACACTGACCGGATGGCCCGAAGGGCCCGTCGCGGCGCATCGCAATGGTTCCGCTCGGCCCATATCGACGACAGTCGGCCACTGGCGGCGAATGCGACGGGCCGGCCCCACTCGCCCCACATGCGCTCACGCAGTCGTCGATACCGGATGCGCTGCGGGCCAGTGGCAAAAGCGCCTGGGCAGTAGCCCTCGCGCAGACCGTGCCATTCGCGCTGACACAGCGAGCACCGAACCTGGTTGACGTTGTGGTCATAGCCGCTGCGGTCTCTATAACCGTCGAGCTGATCGTCCACGAGCGCGTCAATTGCGTCGATGACTGCCTGCTCCGGGTTGGTCATGACGGAATCTTCCTGTTGCGCTTGGCATATCGGTGATGAGCGTCGAGGACATCACCGAGCCGGTAAAACTGGACTTCGCCGTCCACGGAGCACGGAGACAGCATCTTGTTGCGCACCAGGGTCTCCACCCGGCGTTTGTTCAGCCCCTCTGCGATCGAGCCCAGCCGGGCGGCGATCTTCTCCACCTGGCCCGCGGTGAGGACCTGGCGGTTCGCGTCGCGCACCCGAGCGCGGTCGATCACGATGTCGTCCTCCGGGGGTAGGTCGATCATCCGGCGGCACTGCGCGATGTGGTCGCAGATGTCGTCGCAGGCCTCCTCGGAGCCCTCAGTGAGCGCCACGGCCACCATGTTCCGGCGTAGCCATCGCGCCAGAGTGACGATGTCACTGTGGCCCTCGTAGATGATCGCCCGCTGCTCGCACACCAACCGGACCCAGCCGGCCAGACTGTTGTGCAGCTCTGCGGCCGCGCCGGATGCGCCGATGTGAAAGGGCACCTGCGACTCTGGCTTCTGCCGGCGAGGCTTGCCCAGTCCTGGCCGCTGCACGCGGGACTGTCGGGTGATGGTGATCGAGAGATCCTCGACGAGATCGGGGATGGACCCGAGTTGTTCGGTCAGCTTGCGCTGGAGGTCGCGCGCGAGGAAGAAGTCCATGGTCACGGTTGCGATGTCCTGCCTACTCGGGGCGATTCAGGGGCGATGGGCGGGTCGTTTTCCTTCATGTAGCGCTCCCACGCGAGACGGCGCATCCGGGCTGCGTGATGGGTGTGGGCTACGACCATGGCCTCCTGTCGCGTGCCGCCATGACCGAGGTCTATCCAGACCGAGATGGGCGTCTCGCGCCACTGACATGCCCACTCGCCTCTGGCGTAGAGATGCGCCTTAACTGAGTATGTGTCGCAAGGTATTCCGGCCACCCGCGCCGTCCAGCGCTTCTCGTCGTGCTCATGCCATAGCAGCGGTGTCGCGGTCACTGGACCGGCCCCTCGAATACGTGCCACACCAAACCGCATGGAGTAACGACAGTTCCGATGAACTTCCGCCACGGCTTCGGGTCTTCGTCCATAATGAAGACATCGTTAGTGAATCCCGGGCTGTAGCGGTGCTCGCTGCGGCGGTATTGGGTATTGGCCGAGTCGCGCAGCTGCTCGGGCATCGGATTACCCGTCCCCACAATGTAAATGCCCTTGGACCAACCCTGGCCGTACTCGAAGTCCAATGACCAGAGATCGATGCGGGTGTTGCGGTCGGTACGCGAGACGGCCACCGACTGTAGGTCGCCGTCGTGAGGCAACGTCACCGTTTGGTAGTCGGTGATGTCGAGATCGTGCCGGATGATCCTCATTCGATTTCCCTCCTGAATTCGTGTTCTGCGGTCATAGCGGCATCACCGGACCGATGTAGTCCGAGACCGACTTACCGGTCATGCCACAGCTGCACGCACCCTCGATTCCGACAAGCCGCTGCGCCGATTCCTCGACGTGCTTCTTGCAGTCATCACACAGGTCGTAGACCTTGTAGTGATCTGCGTCGCCTGGTCTGACCCAGCCATGGATGCGGGCCGCCCACTTCGCTTCCTGATCGCATCGATTCTTGTGACACGGGCATACAACGAACAGGCACTGGCATGCCTTCGCGCCCATACCGCCGACGATCTTCGCGATATCGACCTCGGGACGCTCTAGGACGGCTGTGGAGCCTCCGGATTGGTGTTCTGCGGTCATCGCGTCGCCCTTCCGGTGTTCGGCGGTTCTGGGGCTATGTGGGCCCGGCATTTGACCCCTGGTTCGACGGGCGTGCCGTCCGATCCGAGGGTCCAGCCCTCGCTGTCGCACAGCGGGCAGTCTCGGAGGGCCTGCGCCGTGGCGGCTTTCGCGGCGCGCTTGCGCTCCAGCTCGTCGGCGGCAGCGACGTCGGCATGCGCCTCGTCCCACTCCCGGCGGCGCCGACAGGGCCGGCACGGCCCGTCGTGGTTCTCTTCGTGGTCGGGGCAATGGGGGCGGGGGTCGTTCGCGTCTACTGACGTACCCCTCCCCTCTTTAGTTACCAATGGAATAAGGGTCGGGTCGGGTCGGGTCGGGTCGGGGTAGCGGGACACCCCGGTGGACTCCCCGGTGGACACGTTTTTGCCATTGGGTTCCATGTCCACCACCGTGTCCCCGGTGGACATTTCCGAGTCATCGCTGGCAGGAACGTAATCGCGCCCCTTTTTTCCAGACCTCCAGGTCTGCTTCTTCTCGGCCTCACGTTTGCGCCGTGCCTGATTTTCGGCCCTAGTTTTCTGCCATTTTTCCCAGTTTCCGAACAAAACTTCGCGAGAATTCCGCCAAGATTCTGGTGAAGATTCCACCCAAAGTTCGGCCTGATCATGCAGAGCGCGTATGAGTCTGGGGGTTCCACCGAAGCCGCGGACAACGTCCAGCGGCACGTGTCCGTCGGTCTCTTCCTTGGCCGACCATGCCCCGCATCGCACCCACAGACCGACCGCCTCGTTGCGCAGTCGGGCGTCGAGCTGCATCACGGGCTTGGAATTGGAGAAGCCGTCATCAATGAAGAACCACGGCATCAGCTGCCCTCCTGTTGGTGGATCGCATTGAGTGCCTTGCGCACCAACTCCCATGGGCCGTCCCCGTATCGGTGCTCGACTGAGATCGTGTGCCATGTGCCGTCGCACTTCGCTTGGGCCACATAGGTGTTCACGTCGTCAGGTAGTGGGCGGCCGACGGTCGTGCGCTTGATCTCCATGCCCTCGTGGATGGAGATCCCGTTGACGTGCAGATGGAAATGCAGGGTCACGATGGCACCACCTCCCATGGGCGGTCTTCGATGACTTTCCAGCCATCGCCGGGAAGCTCGGGACCGCTGTCGATCTCGACCGGCCGATCCGTCGGAGGATCGAGCAGCAGCCACGTCAGCCGCTTCTCGGCCTCCGAGTAGTAGCGGCGAGCCAGCCGACCGTCCTCATTGACCGCGACGGTGCCCTCGCCGTATCCGAGGCGTTTGGAGTTGATCGTTCGCAGGACCATCACCGACAGCTCCCGTGCGGCTCCGTAGTCGAGTAGGTGGGACTGTGGCTTGACGTACTTCGCGCACCATTCCTCGGTGATCAGGTTTCGGATGCTGGCGATGACCGTGGCGAGTTCCTGGATGGAGACCGTCACCCTGTTGTCGAGTCGTTCGTCGGTCACGACTCGTCCCCCGGCGCCCAGGACTCCATGTCGCCGTCGGTGTCCGTTACCGTGACCAAACGGACGTAATCGTTATCCGGGTCGATCATTTCGGACATGTGCGCGGCGATCTTCTCCGGCGAGATTGAGTGCCGGTGCAGTGGAACAACGACATGGATGATCACGACTGCACCGCCTCGGGGTACTGGTCCCACACACGCCCGTCCAACTCGCGGCCGGCGCGCTTCTTGCCGACCCGCTCAATACGGGTGGCCCAGTTCGGATGTCCGAGCCCGAAGGGATCAAACGGGTTGTCCTTCGAGAGCGCTGTCATACCGGCCGGATGCATTACCGCCACGCGATCCGTCAACGGCTTAGACGGGAGCCGGAACCCTCCGGGCTCGTTCCAGGTCCACTCGCCACGCTGTTTGAACAGGAACGGCACACTGGCCTCCACGCACTGATCGCGCAGCGAGCGCGCCCAGTTGGGATGCATCGGCCTTGCGCCAGGCCCAGATTCACCGCCGACGATCACCCAGTCGAGCCGACTGCCCCAGAAAGGCGAGGCCGCCTCGATCGAATCGGTATGCAGGTTGATCGGCCCAAGTAGTGGCTCGGCGCTTACGAATCTCACCGCGGCCGGGGTGTCCAGCAGTGCCGGGATACGGAGGTCGGCGCGCTTCTGATCCTCGGCGCTCACGCCTAACCAGACGTTGGGCAGCGGCCAGTAGTCGCCCATCACATCGCCCGGTAACTCCAGCGCTTGGCACTTGAATACCAACTCGCGGAATGCTTCTGAGTTCAGCAGCGACCGCATGCGCCCATGCCGCTTGGTCAGGAGTTGAAATGTGTGCCGCTCGGCGCACGCCATGACAGAGAACACGCGGGCGATGTACTCGTCAGGCACCTTGTCGTGGAACAGATCTGACATCGAGTTCACGAATACCTTGCGCGGCTTGGTCCAGCGCAGCGGCAGGTTGAGCTTGTCGGGGCGCAGCTGCACATCGAACCCGTTTTCGAAGTAGTGGCCCGGCGTGCCGCGCCAGCGCTCGGCGAACGTCTCGGCGTAGCAGCGGTCACAGCCGGGAGACACCTTGTCGCAACCCGTTACCGGATTCCATGTCGCATCGGTCCATTCGATGCCGGTCTTATCACCCATCAGTTGTCTCCGTTCACTTTCGGGTCGGCTTCAAATCCGGGGCAGTCGCACAGGCCACTGCCTCGCTCATACGTGGGCCAGCGGACGACATGGCAGCGGGGAGCCAAGGGGCCCTGGTGATCGCTCAATGGGTCGCCGCACACACATATCGGGTTGTCGGACACCGGGACACCATCCGCCAGCGAAGTCATGCCGCGCCCTTCCGCCGTAGTTGCGTCTTCACCGAGTCGAGTTGGATACCCATCGCTTCGGCGATCTGCTCGTCGTCGCCGTGCACCCACTGGTAGTCCTCGTACTCCTGCATCCAGGTCGACCTGCCGCCGAGATCCGGTGCGACACTGGGGTCATCGATGGTGTCCTCGTCCCATGCGAAGGGCACTGGCCATCCGTTCGCGCTGGCATGCCGGCGTGCCTTGCCGGACGGTCCCACAGTTAGGTGCAGCCGGGTGAACAGCTCCGCGATGTCGCGGGCACGCCGGGCTAGTACGCGCTCGCGTTTCAGAGTCTTCAGGAGCACGTTGCGGTGGGTGCCCATCATCTTGGCCAGCGCATCGAAACTCCACCCGATCGCGACGAGCGCCTGCAGTCGCCTCACTGTCCCGACCGCGCTCACGTATCCGTTTCCGCCGAATCGCCCCGGGATGGGGATGGTGAGAATCCGTTGGGCACTGAGCTTGCGGACCGAGTCGTACTCGCCGTCCCGGATCAGGCGCACACCGTGCTCGCTCATCTCGGCCAGTTCGGCGATGCGTCCCCACGAGCAGCCCGCGGCGTGAAGCAGTTCCAGGCGTGCCCGCACGGGCGCACTATCGACGTAACCGCGCTCGGCCAGCTCGTAATGCTGCTTACAAAACCCTTGCCGGAAACTACTTCTGGACAGTGCACGGCTATTACTGGAGCAGTTGGGGCGTACGCACTTCATGCCGCCACCAGGCTTCCGTCATCACACAGCAGCACCTTGTACTCATGGCGGTAGAACACCGCGACGTCGGCGGGCTCCTGGTTCTGGTCGACGATGAACCCGAGCTCACGCGCATCGCCGCGCTCCCCGGTCTCCAGGAAGCTATGGCACCATGTGCACGCCATCAGCCCGTTGGCGGCCAGGCGCGACGAGTGGCGCTTGGTGCCTCCGCTGCCCCGGGGCCGGCGATGGTGACCGACCAGCTGGCTGCCGCTGCCCTGGCATACCGAGGGCCACTGCACCTCGCAGAGGCCTCCGCTCCGCTCACGCATGAGTCGTAGGGCCTCGGTGGTGAACTCGGCGCTCATGCGACCGACCGCCGCTCGATCATCAGCCAGGTATGCGCGAGCTTGATCTCGCTGCTTGTCATCGGGCGCGCCCATCGCGGATTGAGCATTGCCGCTATGGAATTCATGCCCAGCTCGCAGTCGAGGCACATGCAATCCCGGTGGTCGCGCACGACGCAGTAGCGCCCGCACCTGTCACAAAAGGCATGCTTCATGCGCCGGCCTCGAAGTCGAATGTCGGCTGACCAAAGCGTGTCCGTAGCGACAGATCGAGGTAGTCACGATTTAGATCAATGCCGACGTATTTGCGATCGAGCCGCTGCGCGGCCATTCCGGTTGTGCCGGAACCGGAGAACGGGTCGAGCACGGTTCCGCCGGGTTTACAGCCTGCAGCAATGCAGCGTTGAGCGAGTGCTGGCGGCATGGTCGCGAAGTGCGCCCCAGGGAAGGGCTGAGTGGCGATCTCCCACACGTCGCCGGGGTTCTTCCCGGCTGGGTGGAACTTCCCGTGCCGCTTCCCGGTCGGCCCGAAGTTGGTCTGCGGCGATGCTCCGGGCGGTGTCGCTTCTGGTCGGACAGCGCGACCCGGTCGGTGTTGAGGCCTCTGTCCTGGGACGCCCTGCTCGTCACGGGCCCAGCTCAGCGCCGCTTCACGGGTGCAAATCACCGGCTCCCGGATCGCGTCCAGGTCGAAGAAGTAGCGCCGACTTTTGGTCAGCATGAACACGTACTCGTGCTTGCTCGACAGTCGATCGTTAACGCTCTCGGGCATCGTGTTTGGCTTGGACCATATGTTGTCATTGCGCAGGTACCAGCCGTCATCCTGAAGCGCGAACGCCACTCGCCACGGGATGCCGATCAGGTTCTTGCCGGGCAGGTCCGTCACCGGCCGCACGGCGGGTACACCCTTGCTTAGATGGCCCGTATGGTCATAGACGCCACGCTTGCCGCCGCTATAGCTGTCGCCCAGGTTCAGCCAGAGTGTTCCGTCGTCGGCGAGCGCGCGGCGCAGCTGAGCGAACAGTGTGCGCATGTGCTCGACGTATTCGGCAGGTGAGGACTCCAGCCCATACTGGCCAGGCTCGCCGTAGTCGCGGAGGCCGAAGTAGGGCGGGCTGGTGACGATGCAGTCGACCGCGCCATCGGGCAAGTCCTCTACCACCTCGAGTGCGTCGCCGTGGTAGAGGGTTACAGAGTGGTCCTGGTAGTAGGGGGCCGTCATGTCAGGCTCTCCACGCCCACGGTGATCAGGTCGCGTGATGAGGGCGGGGTGACCGCATTCCCCGCCTGGCGTGCCTGCTCGCGACGGTTGCCCTTGATCACGTAGTCAGCCGGGAAGTCCATGGCGCGCTTCTGTTCATGCGGTTCCAACATGCGGAAGCGGACGTCGTCAACATTGATCGTGGGGCGCTCGGCACTCAACAACGACTGGTGCCCCTCGGTGGTCAGCGTGCGCATCGGCTCCGAAGTTGGTGTGACCATTTGAGCCGGATTGCCGCGCGGCGTGTTGTTCCGCATCAGCAGCCCATGGCGTTCCACCGCTGTCACGGTCGATAGCGGCTGGTCGACCGACCTGGTGCCGCCCTTGCCGTTGTAGGTGGTGACGAGCGCGTGATGATTCCCCGAGGCTGTGACGGTGGCCAGTGGGTGCGCCACGGGTCGGGCGTCACTACCGCCTCCGCGTAGTTCGGCGATGAACGCGAGGGCGTCTGTCTCCCGGGTGGTTCGGGTGGAGAATGGTTCGGTGGTCGGGGCGGCGTCTTCACGCCAGGTGCCGCCGCAGGGCACTAGCAGCCCGGTTTCACTGCGCGTGGTCATCGTCCTGACGGGCTCTGATACCGGGCGCGCTTCCTTGCCTTCGCGCCCTTCGACAGGCACGAGCAGTGGCAGCCAGTAGCGGTCGATGCCGGCGTGTACGCGTGCCATCGTTTTGGGAGCTAGTGGCCCGAAACTGATCTCGCCGGTCTTCTTGTCGACGAACTTCTTGATCGGCTTGTCGCCAAGACGTTCACCGAGTAGTGACCAGTCGATGATTTCTTCGGCCGGACGGACCATGGGCTCCAGAACCTGATTGCGGCACTTGACGTTAGGGCACCTGTACATGTACTGCTGCCGGTAGCGGCCGACGGTGTTGCCGGGCCTCTTGAACACCTGCATGGCGTTGATGGGCCCGCAGTCGGGGCAGATCGCCCGGGGCCGGACCACCCGCTCAAGGTCGGGGGCTCGGTTCGTACGGCGCCAGAACACGACGTACAGGCGGTCGCGGGACTGCGGGGCGCCGCGCCCGCCCAGTTGGGCGTGCATCGAGTTCAGCATCACCAGCCGGTGGTCGTAGCCCAGAGATTCCATCGCGGCTAGCCACGCGTTGAACGGCGCCCACTTGGCGACCTCGACGACGTTCTCGACAAACACGACCTCGTATCGGTGATACTCCGAGAACCGCACGACGTCCCACATGGTTGCGCGCGAGCGTTCTGCGGCTTCGTCGGGCAGCGAATCGCCGAACAGGTCGGGTTGCGCGTCGATCCGCTTGATTCCCTTGGCTTGTGAGTGGTTCGTGCATTCGGGTGAGAACCAGCCGAATGTCGTCTTGGGGAAGTACTTGGGGTGGATCTGCGACAGATCCGCGCAGTAGTGGTCCGCGTCCGGGTGATTCTCGTTGTGTGTATCCACCGCCAGCTGCCAATGGTTCGCCGCGCATCGGACTGAAACACCCGGCACTTGAATCGCACCCGTACTGGAACCGCCTGCACCGCAGAAGAAATCGGTCATTGAAATATGCGTGCTCACGAGACGGTCTCCAAAGCCGCGAAGTGGTCGATAGTGGCCTGTAGCTGTTCCAGGTCGATGGAGGCGTTGAGGTCGGCGCCGTACTCGTCGCTGAACCACTTCCCGGCCAGCTTGAGGTCAATGCCCCTGCCCTCCATGAGGGTTCGCAACTCGTCCTTCATCTGCTGTGCCGGCGGAACATCCGAGGCCTGCAACGGAGTGGTTTTGCGCGGTGACATGCCGGGTTTCATCACGTCGAAGATCAGCCAGTCCAGGGAGAAGTCCTTCACCGACTTGGGCTGGTCGACGCCGGGGCGCACGCCGTATGTGGGTGATCGGACACCGACAATCACGGGCGGCCGCTCGCGGGAGAGCTGCACCCACGCGGTGGCCTCGTACGCCAGGTCTTTCTGGCCTTCCACGCGGTAGTCGCGCTTGCCGGTGGGCTTGCCGTCCTCGACCTCGGCTACTTCCTTGCCGCGCGCGGTCATGACCACGATGCCGGGGAATGACACGAGGATTCGCATCAACTGGTAGTGCCGCTCGCTGACGTCGTTCCAGAAGTTCATCGACGGCTTGATCTCGGCGTCGGGGTCTTTGGCCAGCTTGGCCCGGTTGGTCGGAGTGTTCCGCGCACGCTGATCGGCCCAGTCCTTGAGGAACGTCCACTCGTTGGTCATGGAGTCGACGACGAGCACGACGGGCGGTTCGCCAGCCGTATGCGCAGCCTTGGCAAGCTTCGCCACTTCCTCGAGCTGGTGCACGATGTCGTGCCAGGTGCCGTCGTGCTCGATGATCAGGTAGTCGGCACCGGGGATGACTGAGTACTCGTCGGCGGCGTCTTCGCCCAGATCGAGCCAGTAGGCCTGCCCGATCTTGTCCGAGGCGGTGAACTGTGCTGCGGCGTAGGTTTTCCCAGACTTCTCGGGACCCTCGATCAGCACAAGCGGGAAGGGCACCACACCGGTTGGCTTGCGGACGGACAGGCTCACTGGACCACCTCGGCGTCAACAACGACGGGTTCCAGCGCCAGCCCAAGTGCGGCGGGGATGTCCAGGACGCCCCGGGACCGCATATCCACTAATAGCTCCCGCGCGTTCGGCTCCGCCTTCCATTTCACGACAGGCCTTCCCGCCGCCACAGGACGACTGGAGACCCCCGGAGGTAGCTGTCGATTGGAATTCACCGCTGCCTGTGCCGCTGCGAGCACTGTGCTACAGCCTTGATCCGAGAGCTTCTGCGTCGCAAGCAGTGGGTCGCTGAATTCCTCCAACACCCAGTCGATTGCGGCGGCTTCGTCGTCTATCGACAGGACTTCGTGTGCCGCGGTTGGCTTGTCGATGGACACCCACCCGATCAAGAGATTCTGTCCGTCAACCCCCTTCTGATCCGAAAGCACCGCGAGCCGGGCGCCGGGGTGATTCTCGGCTAGAAACTCGGTCTTCTCATCCCGCTCAATCTCGTCGGCTAGCTTGCGGAATTCGGCTGCAACAGCGATTCGCGTCTGCCTGTTCATTGCTTATCTCCCACCATTCCCATGACTGCTACCGCCATCTCTTCGGGCGGCAGCGATATACCCGTGCGCTCGAACACCACCTCGGGAGTTCCCGGGTAGATCCCCACACGCATTCCGTTGAATCCCAGCGTCATCCGATCGGTATCGATCGCCTTGATCGCCGCCGCAAGTCGTCGGCCATTGATGGCAACTTTCGTCGGGGCGCCCGAGAACTTGTGCGGCTCCAGCTCATCGCGAGTGAGGGCATCGCCGCCGAGGTTCTGGACGGCGAGACTGCCCTCGCTCGCGAACAACTCGATGCGGGCGTAGTCCCCGGAGCTGAAAGCGGAGGCCCGGCTGAGCATGGTCACCAGCTGGCTCTTGGTCACCTCGCACGCCGCGGTCAGCTCCTTGGGATACACCCGCTCCACGGACGGATAGGGGTAGGCCAAGATGCTCATCGTGGACGCAGATCCCCTCCCTGACAGCGCGAATAAGTTCTCGTCCCAGGACAACTCGATCGACCCGTCAAACCCCTTCCAGGGGCCTACCGCATCGGCCAGAAGGCCGGCGGGTACATCGACCGTCGTGACGTCGTCGGCAGCGAAGTCGAAGGGGATCTGTTTGACGATGACCGAGCACTTGTCGCAGGCCGTCAGCTCGAGATACGCCTCGGTCGCAACCAGGTGCACCGCCGTCCACTCATGCAGGGCCGGATCGCCCGCCGCGAAAGGCGCCGCCGCCCCGACCGCCGCGCTGAACTCCGCCGCCATGACCGAACCGACAACGTGGTCCTCGGCGACCTGCGGCAGCTGTGGGTAGTAGTGAGCGTCCATGAGCGGCAACACGAACGAGGCTTTGCGACAGGTGATCGCCAGGGTCCCGCCTTCGACCTCCAAGGCCACCTCGGCATCAGCGGGCAATAGCTTGCCGATGGTCGCCAGTAGCCTGCCGGCGACGAGCACGGGCCCGTCCACCTCGCCCACGTCAGCAGCGACTTCCATGCGGATCGAGCGCTCGTAGTCGTAGCTGCTCAACGCGATCGAACCAATCAGGGGCTCAATCAGGATGCCGGCCAACGTTGGGGTGTCGGCCGCACGCGATAGCCCTGCTGCGACAGAAGCGATTGCAGGCGCAAATGCGCTGGAGTGCACGGAGAATTTCACAGAAACCTCTCCGCATCCTCTTCGGTCAGGATCACGATCCGAGCCCCAGGGCGCAGAGAGATCACGTCCCCTGGCGTGAAGTCACCCGTGATCACAACTCCGTCAGTGCTGAATTGGGAGACCTCTCCCCTGTATGCGGTCATGCGAGTTCCTTTTCTACGAGTTCCGTAAGGTCTTGGTGGTGCACGATCGCGAGGGCCTCGCAGTCAGGGTCGTTGCACTGCAGGCGAATCCACATGGTTGTGGAGCCGGTGCCACCGCCTCTGCGGTCGAGCCACATCACCGGGTTCCGTACGTTGATCACCCACGACGTTGCTTCGGGCGCCGAGCACCAGCACCCGGCGCTGTGGCGCTTCTTGAGAACAACCCTCACGACACCTCCTTGATGCTCTGCAATCCGTATGTGACACACCAGCACGGACCGGACGTGGAAATCTCCCACGCCACAAGGCAATCCCGCTCACGGCCGACTGATCCGTAGACGTCAGCCACCTGAATCCGCTTCCCGCCCTGGCAGATCGGGCAGGGCCTCGCGGGCGCGCTTACCGGCATCGCCGTTACCTCGCCGGGACCGTCGGCATGACCGGGGTCGGCCAGCACAGCAGCGGGATGCCCTTGTCCTTGGCGATGTCCAGGCACTTGGACACCAGAACGTTTGGATCCTTAGACACAGACGCCGCGAGGATCTCGTTGGCTCGGGCCTGCGCTTCTGCCGTCTTCTGTGCCTGCAGCGCTACCGAAGTCGCCGCCCGCTCTTGGTTCAGCTGGTTGATCTTCTGCTCGGTGCCGTCGTCGTAGTCGATGGTGGGCACCGCGACGTCCAGAATCTCGACCTGGCTGCCGACCTTCGCGGCGAGAATGTTCTTCGCCTGTGTCGACAACTCGGGCAGCGGTGAGCGGTCAAGGTTCTGTGGCGCAAGAGGATCGAATGACGCGAACACTTCATTGAGGGCAACCTGCAGGTTGCGGGTGACGAGGTTGGTTCGCACGTTGTCGAAAGCCTTGTACTGCACGAACAACTCGGGTGTCGCGTCTGGCTTGATCTGCCAGCGCACCGACACGTCAGCGTCAGCCGTCGAGCTGTTCCCCAATCGGACCTTGATGCGGTGATCACCCGTGTGTTGATCGATCTGCACTGCGCCGTCCATCTCAGTCACCTCGGTCACTGGGGACTTGAGGTGCAGGCCATTAGAAAGCGTTGTGCCGGTAGGCCGACCGAACTTCGTTTCGATACCGATCTGCCGTGTACCGACCACGGTTGTGGATGCGAACACGAGGCAGATCAGACCGACGAACCCGACCCCACCGGCCATCAAGAAGACAAGAGGACGGTCATCGCGCCGCACGATCAGGCCGACGATGGCCGCGACAACGGCGACGAAGGCAAGGATGATGAAGAACCACATTGAGATAGGCATTGCGGGGTAAGTCCTTTCAGGATTGAGAGTCTTGGGTTTCCAGGTCGAACGCGACGCCGATCTGGTCGAACGCACGCTGCAGGGTCCGGGTCGCGGACATGGCGTACTGCTCGGAACACGAGTGGACGATTCGAACGTGATCCATGGACTCGATGGCGTTCTTGATGTGGTCTTGAGCGTCCTTGGCGAGCAGCTGCGCAGCCTCCTTGCGCTCTATGCCAGTCATACCCAACCGCCCCAAGGTAATTCGGCATCGAAGACTGCAGGGTGGTTGGTCAGCAGGGCGTTCTCCTTGCGGAGTTTCCGGTTCTCGACGTTCAGCTCCTTGGCTTCCGCTCGCCACCACTGCGCGGATGAAGCCAGCACGAGGATCAGCAGGATGGTGGCTACGGTCTCCCAGGTCATCGTTCACCGCCCTCTGACCATGGCCACTTGCCCTCCAATCGAGGGAAGACCTTCTCGGCTTGCGCCCTGTACTCAGGGCTCAGGTCGGTCGGACGCCCTTCGATGAAGGCGGCGTAGTCGGCTTTCCACTGCTCGGGAACGCTGAAAACGTATGTGGCGTAGGTGCAGTCCGATTCATCATCGAATGTCTCCACGTAGTTCGGATGCTGATACAGCTCGTCTTCGCCGTATCCACAGTTTCGATTGCCACCACCGACCCGGGTGTAGAGGTGGATGTGATTGTCATACTCGGGGTGATCCTGATCGCTGGTGTAGACGTCACGGAACCTCGGGTACTCATCGGGGTGCTTATCGCCCAGCATCGGAATCAGATAGAAGGTCGCGAGCGTCACGCCATGGACCATGTTGTAGAGGCTCATAGCCACCCCGATTGCCCGGCGGCGGCGATGCCCAAGATGAGGCCGACCGCGATCAGTAGCAGGAACGCCTGGAAGGTGAACGGGTCCCGCCGGCATGCCCGGCAGATGTCACCGCCCATGGGGCGCATGACGATATGGCCGCAGCTGGTGCGGGGGGTCATGCCGCTTCCTCCCTCGGGTCGATACCGGAGACGGCTACGGCCTCATTCCATGCGCGTTCCATCGCGAGCAGCACGTGCTCGACGGGCTTGTCCTCTATGAGCGTCGTGATGTCGTCCAGCGACGGCGCCGACCCGAGCCGGGGTCCAGCGGGTCTGATCCGGCTGGTCGGAATCGGCCACGGCCCTTCGTGTTCGATGTAGTGGACGTCGGGATTCATGCCGCCCTCCCCTGCCGCTGGGGAGCCTTGGAGTCCACGTACGCCTTGAGAAGTGGAATGTGGCGCTGGCATTGGTCGGTGACCGACAGGAGAATGATCTCCCCGCGCTGTTCCTGGTTGTAGCCACGCTGAGCCAGCGCCACCTGAATTGCTTTGATGCCGTTGAAATTCGGCAGGGCGTCCAGGTCAACGCAGATCCGCCAGCCGTTCGTGGCGACAAAGTCCTCTGCGATCGGATCCGCATTGGCGGGTGGCGCGCATGCGACCCCGACCGCGAGTACGCCCGCAGTAACTAGTCCGATGGGTTTGGTATTACGGTTGAACACGCCTGCCTCCTCTGTAGGCTGGTGATGGAAGCGGTACCGGTGGAATGACTTGGCGGTTGGACCACCGGTACCGCGCTTGTATTCAGTTGTTCTGTTTCATGCGCTGAGTAGTCGACGACGGGTCCGAGGTGACAGCCCCACGGCCGAAGGTTCGGGCACCGGCGCGACGGTCGGCGCAGGTGTCGCAACGTTGGTGTACTTCGCAATCAGGGCATCGAGTTGCTCACGCGTGAATCGCCACTCGCGGCCAAGGCGGTACCCAACGAGTTCTCCACGGTTGAGCCGCTCTCGAAGCCAGCGCTCGGGGTGTTTCCAGTGCTTCGGTAGTGCCGCATCGGCCACCTCGGTTAACGAGAAGGTCTCCATGCGTGGAGAAGTGGCGGTCATGCCGTGATCGCCTTCCATTGCTGGTGGTTGCGCATCTGCTGCTGGATTCGCAGCAGGTCCGCGAAGACGGCCCGACGCGACGATGGGTAGAAGTCGTGCAACACGACGTCACATGAGACCGATGCGAGGGTGTCCAGGCTGGAGTCGATGGCGAATCCGCGCGACTCTGCGAGTTCCAAGACGGTGGGCCGATTCATGAGTCACCGCCATGGTTGGCGCCGGGAATGTGGTTTTCGGCTACACCCCCGGCGCCCTCTCCTACGCTGCGTGTGTCACCAGCATCAGCAGAAGGAGAAGAACTATGGCGCTCAGCACCCGACTCGGAATCGTCCTCGAAGGCATCCAAAACTGCCAGACCGCAACTACGAAGGTCGCTCGGCTCCGATCGCATAGCGACCCGGCCATCAAGGAACTCGCGAACGCAGTCCACTTCCTGTCGTACGGGGTTCAGCAGATCGGACTCGCACTCTCCGAGGATGGCCGTGAGGACGATCTCCCGATCCAGCGACTGAAGTAGTCGCCGCAGGATGACCGCGAATCGCCGCGCCTCAGCCGCGGTGCACGGATTGAGATAGCAACCGCGCTGCTCATCGGGAAGGCTCACGATGCCTCCGCCGGGAGGGGGTCAATCGCAGGCATTCCCAGCTGTCGACGAATGAAGTCGATCCCCGAGGGCTGTACGTATGTGGTGTAACTGCAACCCATCTCGCCGTTCGAGCGTTCAAACTCGTGGGGTATGACCTCGAAGTGGTGGGCGTACTGCTGATACGGGGTGTTGCGCCGAGAGCCCGAGGCAATGAACACCTTGCGGTTTCGAAGCTCCCGAAAGAGTTTGTTCTGTGAGGTGCCGAGCATCTGTGCGACGGCGCCGACGGCATACTTTCCCGTGGCGTCCAGAAACGAGTCGTAGGCCTCGGCCTTCGGCGCAAGCTCTCGGTTCTCGGCCTCTAATGCGAGGCGCTCCAGCTCGGCGTTGCGGGCGATCTCGATGAGCTCCAGGCGCGTGATGTCCGCCCCGTTGATCGCGGGCCGGGTCTCGGCCTCGCGGGTCTTGACGACGAAGTACTCCTGCGCCGCCGCGACCTCCGGCTTGCGCGGGTCACCGTTCATCGCCACGAGGTAGGCGGCGAACCGGGTGAGCATGTAGTCGGTTTGTGGCCTCCCACCAGTCTTTTCAGTGTTGGCCCTGAAAAGGGTGTTGACGTTGAATCCCTGGTTGTGCGCAGCCTGCTTGGCTCGCTCAATGACGGGCTCGAACTCGTTCCAGCGGGGGTACCCCATCTTTCCCTGAAGCCAACGGGCCGACCAACGATCTTCGCCCCCCTGGGGGCACGGCACGCAGCCTTCATCGAAGGGCGACTTCTCGCCGATATGCAGTAGATCTGACATGGAAGCTGATTCCTTTCTTGTCGGCGCCCTCACCCGTTGTCCCGGGTGGGGGCTCTTGTGCTTTATGCGGCAGATGACTTACTTTTCTGTCCCAGTTCGCCAGGATTACTGTCCACTCGAACCACGAAAAGATCGTCGACCGGAACCTTGAGCTTGTGCGCAATGCGCAATGCAGCGTCAGTGTCGAGCGTCTTCACTTCCCCTCGGAGAAGTCGACCGAGATACGAGTGCGATCGCCAGCCCGCCGCCCCCGACAAGGACCTTTGCGTTTCCTCTTGGACGATCATCAACCGCATTAGCCGCTTGCGGTCATGAAGCTCCATGTACACCTCTCCGAGGCTCGCCTGGCGTGATGAGAGAGACATTACACATTCCTGTCCGTAGTGTCCAGCATTTCTGTCCATTCCATCATCCGTGGTGCCCATGAGACAAGAAATTACAAGGGTGTTTTTTGCCAGATAGGCCCCTACCTGCGACTATTTGGAGGAGATATACGTATCTTGCAGTGCCCAGACATGACGGGTGCCGGGTGCCCAGCACGTTGGACGCGGCGACCAGGAAGAGAGAGTGTCAAGACATGGCGCAGCACCAGCTCGGTCAGCTGATTGACGACATCAAGGTCGCCAACGGCTGGTCCGACCCTGACCTGGTGCGCAATGCGAAGGAGAAGGGCTATGTCTTATCCAAATCGAACATCTCGCGTTACAGACTTCCTTTTCCATCCATCAAGGGCGAGGTCATCCTCTCCCTTGCCGCTGGGCTGCGAGTCGCCCCTGCGCGCGTCGCGGTTGCCGCGATCGAGAGCATGGGCATTCTGCTTCCACAGCACGACGATGCCCCGACACCCGAGCAGGCTGTCCGCCTTGACCACGATCTGTCGGAGCGAGATCGGGATGCGGTACTGGCACTACTTGCCCAGCTACGCTCGACCACGCGGCAGGGAATGCCGCGCTCGACGAAGCAAACCCAGGAGGTGGACCCCGGCGGCCTTGCGACTCCACAGACCAACGAGTTTGAATCAATTGTCGCTCGTATGTCTGATATCGCCGCCCTGGGTAAGACCATCGAGGCGCAATACACCGAGAGGGGTCTGGGGTCTGGTCGGGCGAAGATTCCCTCAAGCTACTTTCGGCGCTTCCTGCACATGGCAGTCATCGATGCCCTGTATGACCGCATCATCCCCGAGTCACGCGGCCTAGCTGTTCACCAGTTCGATACCGAAGAGTGGATGGCCTGGCTGGCCGAACTCGCTGTGGCAACCGCCGAATACGACAAGGCGAACATGGCCGCCCAGGCGAAATTGATTGAGGTGCTTGAGCAATCTCGAATAGATCAGCTGGAGGTAGCTCGCGATTTCGTGCAAAACGGTCTGAAGTCTGACGAGCTGATGCTGATGGCCATCGAGAGCCTCGAATCTCATTGGCAACGGCGAGCCGAAGAGCTGGATGTCGAGAAGTTGACCCGAGAGGCTCGGGGGGTCGCCCACCGACGGCAAAGCTCGACACGAAAGCAAGCCGAAACCAAGAAGACCCTGGAACGTCGAATCGCCGAGGTGCGGAGACGCCTCGACGAGGTCAACTCCACAGAGCCGAAGTCGGCTGAAGGATCGCCAGAAAACGATGCCCTCTCGAGATCACGGCTTGAAATCGCCTGGCCACCATACTTGCCGGACCGCCGTCCCGGGTTTGATGAACTATCAGAGCAGACACTCTGGGCAGTAGCAGGCATCATCGCCCAATCTCTGGCCGAGCAATACACAGAAATGCGCCGGCGCGCGCGCGAAGGCGCCAACCGCCAGAGCCTCCTTCAGCAGGCACGGCTCTCACTCGGTGATAATCCGAGCCTGGGACAGAGCTACGCACCAGAGGTCAGCGACGGGCTGTATGTGCAGTACCTCGCGGCCCGACTGTCCACTCCGCATCAAGGGGGTGAGCCGGACCTTCACGCTCAGCTGCCACTCTCGGACGCTGAGTACGCAGCTGCGCACGCTCGCTACCGTCGCGAATTCTCGGAGATGGTCATCTTCGGTGGTGAGATACGCACAGTCACCGACAGTGGTCCGAAGAGTCCAAACCTGTACTTGCGCACCAAGCGGAGCGAAGCGGATCTACTGAACGATCCCCCATCGCCGGAATCGAACGTGACAGGCCGGGAGCACGCATTACGTCCGGGGATATCGCGGGTGCACGGTAATGTCCCCTACCTGACCCCCGAGGAGTTCCTCCCAGGCGGCGTCGACCCCACCTCGCCTGGCGATGAACAGGCGGACCATGGATAGCATCGCGGCGCACTCTTCGATCGACCAGTCGGCTGGCGGCACAGCGCCAAGTGCCAGGCGTAGCTGATTGTGTAGGCATTCCCGCCGAGTTCCTTGCTCCATCGTTCCGCCCTTTCGTCACTCGCAAACGTGAAGGGAACGATAGACCACTTGACGCAATACTGCGTCGCTATCTGACACACTGCGTTTATTTTCTGAGTATTGCGCCGGATGGGAGTACCCTTCACCCATGCCGTTATCGAGTCTTGAAGTGGGGCAACTCGGCCGCGAGCTTGCGAACATCTTGCGCGGCGGCATCGAGCGCAAGCGCGGCGACAAACACGCCATCGCCGGGCAACTAGGTATCAGCAAATCGCAGCTTGACCGGCTACTCAAGGGCGAACGCCCAATCACCATCGACCAGGCCGACATCATCAGCGGCACCATCGGCAAATCACTGTCAGCTGTGCTTGCCGAAGCTGAATCCGATACCCCGGGGCGCCCGCGCGACCGGACCACCTACCCGAGTGCCGCCGACATCTTCGAGAGGGGATTCTGATGGATCCGATCGGCACCGCGTGCGCTGTAGTTCTGGCGCTGGCCGCTCTCTACCGGACGATCGTGCGAGCGCCAGTCCTTCTCACCGTCGGTCTATGGGTGACCAGCCTGTCCCAGCTCGTGAGCGCCCTCGTCACGACCCTTGACCCCCCGCTGCTGGACTGGACTGGTTGGGCCAACCTCTCACAGATCATTACCTATGTCCTGATGGTGGCTTCGTCGTATATCTTCGCGCGCACAACATGCAGGGTCGCCGGTCTCAATACCCTTTGGGCCCTGGTTATTACGTGGGTTTCGATCATCGGCATGTCCGCCGTCTACTTGCTCACAAACCTGTCCACCACCCCGAGCTTGGTGGTCGAGACAATCCCCGGACCGCCCAGCTACATCTTCTCGTGGCTGCTCGCCGTCGGCCTGCTGCCCACCCATATCGCAGCGGTCATCGGAGCCAAGCGCGGTGTGGAGAACCGAGTCTTGTTCTGGCTCTTCGGAATCTACGGCGCCGTCGGCGCGCTCTACCCGCTGCTAATGGTGGTGGACCGCATCGATATGTACACGCTGCGATGGCCACTCGAAACCACCTACCCGGTGGTGTGGACCATCCAGCTCATCAGCTTTGCAGCCCTATCTGCAGCCGGAATCGTCGGCGCCAACCAGCACCGCCGAACGCAAATGACCGTCGAACCAGCACGGTAAAACACAAGCACCGCAAGGCAACACACTGCATAACCGGGGGATAAAAACCAGTGGTCGAAGACAGCTCGGTAGCACAAGCGCGCGCACTCATCGCATCGTTGTACGAGCACGTAAAGACAACGTCAGAGGCGATCGAGAAGGCTGGTTTAGGCGCACAGATGCCAGCGGGGCGCGCTGGAGCTGACGTTCAGCACCGCCGTGGTGGGTTTGCCTCGGCCTGACTGCGAACGCTTCGCACCGAGTCGCGCAGCTGTAGGCTTCTTGCCGGTTGGGGCAACCACTACACAAGGGGGAGAGTCCATGACGGCACCCGGTTGGTACCCAGATCCTTCGGGGATTCCCAGTCAGCGCTATTTCGATGGAACAACCTGGACAGAGCAGCGAGCGCCGGCACCAATCGCACCTCCCGCGCAGCCGAAATCCGCTGCCGTGGCGGGGCTTCTGCAATTTTTCCTCGGCTTTTTCGGCATCGGTCGCTTCTATCTCGGATACTCCGGCATCGGCGCCATCCAGTTGATCCTCGGGATTATTGGACTCATAACCACGCCGATCTTCATCGGGTTGGTGATCCTCATTCCGCTGGCGATCTGGACTTTCGTCGAGGCGATCATGATGTTCGCCGGTGGGATCAAGGAAAAGGGCGGCCGGCCGACCCGCTAGCTCGCGCTACAGTTCGGCGCCGTGCACTGAGTGCTTAACTCGACAGTGCCTTCGCCATCACCACTGCGGCAGCCTCCATCGACGACCGGTCCAGATGCCCGTACGTGTTGACGGTGGTCGTGATGGACTCATGCCCCAGGTGCTGCTGGATGACGGGCAGCGGTACGCCTGCGGCGATAAGCCAGGACGCGCAGGTATGACGCATGTCGTGGATCCGCGGCTTCGGGTCGAGTTCGGCGCGCAGCACGGCGGGCGCCCAGACGTTCATACGGAAGTTCGGGGCGCGTACCGGACCACCCTCGGCTCGCCGGCCACGCCCGGTGTTGGTGAACAGCCATGCACCCGAATAGTCGAGCTTGTCGAGCACATCGGCCGGCACATTGATGGTGCGCACCGACCGCTTCGTCTTGGGTGGGCCGATCCGGTAACCGTGGTTGTCACGCTTCCAGGCCCGGGTGATGCGGACGGTGTGGGCGCGCTGGTCGACGTCGGATGGCCGCAGCGCCGACACCTCGCCCCAACGCGCGCCGGACGCCACCAGGAACTCTGCCATCGGTCGCCACGGTTCAGTCACCTGCTCATTGAGGTGTGCGAACTCCTCCTTGGTCAGGAACACCATCTCGTGTCCCTCCCCGCGAGGAAGGCGGGTCCGGTCGGCGGGGTTGCTCGCGATCTTGCCCGCCACGACGGCCGTGGCCAGCGCGGCCGATAGGAACCCGTGCTTGTTGGCGATCGTCTTAGCCGAATACTTCTTCTCGCCTAGCCCCTGCACCCACACCGACACGTCCTCGCGGGAAAGAGCCTCGAGCGGAACCGTGCCGAACGCCGGTTCGATGTCGTTCTTGAGGTAGCCGCGGTAGTCCTGCACGGTCCTGGGGTCCACGCCAGTCAGGTGCTCAATGTGGTGGCTCACCCATTTGCCGACGGTCATGCCAGAGCGGGGTGCCGGCGGGGCGATGTTATGCATCTCAAGCGCGCGCAGAGCTCCGTGCGCATCCACGAGAGCGCGAAATGCCTCGGCGCCCGCCAGCGTCTCGAATGTCAACGAGAACTGGCGGGCGCCGAGGCGGTAGAGCACATCCCAGCAGTCCCCCGACTTGAGGGACCGACTGCGGATCGAGGCCATGCAACGGACCAT